TTTGATCTCGGCCTCGACAAGTCCGGGGAGCTTTTCCTTGGTGAACCGTTCATCATGGGCGACGACCTTTGCGGAAATCTCCGAGTCGAGCGCGCCCTTGAAATACCGGTTGCCCTGAATGTAGGCCATGGCCTTTTCGTTGGAGTCGATCCCCGCAAGCGGATTGCCCGCGACGATTGCTTCCTGAATAGCCCTCTCGGCCTCTCCCCGATCCGACTCTGGCAACTTAGCGACAAGCTCCTTCAAGTTCATGAGACTTCCTTTGCCCCCGGACGTTTGCCCCCGGACGCCTGTAGATTGATTCGCTTATACAATGAACTACTATATAGCGTTTGTCAAGTATACGATATGCCATATATAGCGATATGATAGGGCATAAAAAAGCCCGGATTGCTCCGGGCTCGTTTGGGCTAAAGCTCCGATATATAGGCTAAATGCTATTTACGGCCTCATACCCCCTTCTCGCGTTTGATGGGCTAGACTAATCCGCACTCGATGGCTGAGAGCGTCGAGAGCGCGTTATCGTGCATCCTGGCGTCCCGGTTCCCGCAGTTCCACTGGTGTAGCTGGTCCTTCCAGTAGTTCGGCGTATTCTCGACTACGATCCCGTTCTTCGCGAGTTCTTTGCAGAACTTGGCCCAAGTGATTTTCTTCATTTCGTCCCCCTTGATACCCTAAGCATACTACCCCCTAGCTAGATTGCAAACGGAATCGCGGGCTTTCGGGATAATGTTAGGCGGGGCTAACTGAGCTTGACGCGAGGCCAGCCCTTGACGGGATCGTACCCTTTCGCGGCCGCCCATTCGTCGAACTTGACATAGGGCACAATTCCCTCATCTCGGATGCGCCGCACGGAAGGCTCGATACCCTCTAGCACGTCGTAAACCGCGCATCGGCAGTTAATGTCATCTTCCGGTACCCCGAACTCGCGCGGCTGTGGGGCGGATACACCGTCAATAGTGAACATCCCATCCTCGTCGGCGTATTCCCCGTCTAGCGCTCCGTGGCTAGGCCGCGTCCGCTTGTCTAGCGTAGCACTCCACCGCTTTCTCACGTCGAGGCCTGCCTCTAGCGCTTGCCCGTGAGCCGCCTCTGCGCCCTCCGACCAGCACCGGCCGCTTTCGGTTCGGACTACTCGCTCCGCTTGCCATAGGCCCTTGTCAAACTCAGCCCGGATCGCCCGCGCCACTTTGGTATAGCTTTGCCCTAGCGTGATACCCCGCATGATCGCGGACTGAGTAGCGTATATCCCCGCCGTAGTGTTCTTTGACCACGTTTTCACCAAGTCGAGGCCCGAGACTTCGCTATAGACCGATGCCCGGATTGCCGCCACCGGTAGCGCCGGGATGCCTAGCTTGACCCCTACGGCCTGATCGTAGGCCCATGTACTGCGATAATAGGCGTCTTGGACGGCTTGCGCGCTTGTTTCTTCGGTCAGCTTTATCCCGGCCTTACGGATCTTGCCCATTTCGTCGGCTAGATTCTGTAGCCGATTGGCGAGCTGATTGTAGCGGATCGCGTCCTCTTTGCGTATGAAAATAGGCCCGGAAGGTGTCTGCTCGGGCTTGTCAAGTCCTACCTTTGCGTATAGCTTGGCAATATCCGCGACAGTCGCATCGTAGGCGTCTTTGTACAAACGCAAAAGCGCCTCGTCGATAGCGGCGTTCCGCGCCTTCTCGGATGCGTAGAAGCCTTGCTCTTGCAGCTTGGCTAGGTCGCGGAAGGGCTCAGGCATGGGCCTCTATCTTCCAAAAATGCGAAACGTTATACCACGCGCCATCCAATTTAATCATGCCATCGTTGTACCCTTCGCACTTAGCGCCCATGACTCCCTCGGCCGTCCATGCGGATACTCTTTCCCCGATTAGTTCGGCCATGGCATGGCCCGCCCTTTTCTCGGCGCTATTAAACATTACCTTTAAGGCTTTCGCGTCAATGGCCGCCGGAGATATCGTCAAATATGCCGTCGCTACCCCGCCCGCGTCGCACTTCCATGAGGCCGAGGTAACGCCGTGGATTTCCTCTCCCCTATCGTTTAATACCCGCGAACCAATGCCCGCGCCGTCCGATTCTATCTTGACCATAGCCGGGATCATGCCTTGACCTCCCGCTTTATCGCCCGAAGCTCCTTGACCCATCCGTTATGGGTAGGCCCCGGCTCATTGTCGGGTATCGTCCGGATGAACGCAAGGCAACGCTTGAGATCGGCCCGGATGCGCTCAATCTCGGCTAGCAGCGCCGCCGAATCCCCCGTGAATGTTTCGGCCATATATCCCCCTTCCTGATTCTATCACGGCTTCGAGGATTGCGCTAGCTTATTCGGCGGGAAGCTCCCCGTAGCGGGCGCGGGCGTTGCCACCTTCTCCGGCGTGAAGGCGTCGGCGGGCTGTAGCATCCGCATGGCGTCCTCGCGCGTCATCGTAGGCATAGCCGCAAGAACAATCTCGACAGCGGTAGCAAGCGGGAGTTGATTGTCCGCCACGGCCTGCGCCACGGTCACAAGCGATGCCACCTGAGCGCCGTTCAGGGCCTGAGCCTGTACATCCTCGCCCGCGACTATCTCGGCCCCGCCTTCCTCGGCACCTTCCGGCCCCTCCACGCTTCCCGTCCCCGTGGCTTCCTCGATTTCCTTCGCCGTCTCTTCCACGTCAGGCACCAGGCTGTCGGGCAATAGCCGCAAGGCCACCCGCACGGGCAACTGAACCGGCGATACCTTCATAAACATTTCAACCGCCGCCTGTAGGTCAAAGGGAAGATTCCGGTTGAACTTTATAGAGACTTGCGGCCGATCCTGCGGGTTCACCTTGAGATTGCCCGTCGCGTTCTGAATCAATCGAATCCGCCACTGAAGGAAGCGGGAGAAGTACGCCTCGTATGTCGCGCAAGCGTACTCGAAGGGCAGGAGCTTGTAGGCGAGGCTTATCCCGCTTATCTGCCCCGTGGTAGCCAAATCCTTATTGTCAAAAAGCAACATCATGTCATAGGCCAGCCGCTCGAAAAGCTCGTCCGCGTTCTTTATGAAGTCAATCGGGATATTCTTGACTAGGAAGGCGACGGCGTTGTTCACGTTGTCGCCCAAGTCCTCAAAGGTTCGCGTGATCTTGAGCTTGTCAACCTCGTTCATGCCCGTATCGTCAAGTTCAGTCGATAGCCGGTTACGCAAAAGCAAGTAGGAGGACGCGAACCGCTGTGCCTCGTTTGCGTAGTCCTCCGAGACTATCCTGTCGCGGAAGTCGATGATCGAGCGCACGTGGTCAAAGATATTCGTCCCATAGCGGGAAATCTTAGCCTCGGCGAAAGGCACCTCACCGTATGCGTGAGGCACCGGGGGCTCGGGCGCAAGCTCAATCCTGCCGCTGTTGTATATGTATTTCGTAATATATTGACTATCGTATGTATAGACTTCCTTATATTCATGCCCCGATTCGTCTTCCTTGGTGTAATACCGAATGAGCATAATCAGCTTACGCGGAAGCGAATCATCCCATACGGGAATACACTGCTCGACCGGCACCTCGACGAATCGCGGCTCGCCGTCCTGTGTATAGTGATACTCCCACGCGCTCCCATGCGCGCAGGCCGTCTCGAACTCCTCATGCGTGGTCAAGCCTTCGTCGTTAGCGTCGAATATCGGCTTGAGGGTTTCCCCGTAATACTTCTCGTCAAGCTCGGTCGAATAGGTGATCGCCCCGGCCCCGGCCATATACCCGGATACCATGGCGACGGCCTTGCGGACGATAGGGATTGAAATTCGGTTATCTGGTTCCTCATGCGCCGCCCGCCCAAGTATGGCGACGTTCTTGCCCTCGATGTACTTTTTTTGGGTAGCAATCTCGGCGCATCGCGTGGAATCGCCGTCAATCAGTTTCTTGAGCGTTTTCGTGTCCATTGTGCGCCCCCGTGGATAGGCTAGAAAAATAGCGGGGAGGAGTCGAACCTCCGCCTTGGATTTACGGGTCTCCTCGGCCACCGTGGCACAGAGCGTCCTCAATGCCGCCGCTATGCTTATATCCTATCGCACAATCGCGGAAAAGTAAAGGCCGCTTACAGCCCTAGCGAGGCGGCGGCTGTACCCGCGCGGATCACCCTCGCACCTATCAGCCCTTCGCAAGCATAGCGCACGCTGTCTATCGCGTGATTGTCCTTGTCGGGATACTTGCTTACCACGTCGCCATTGCGGTTTATCTCTAGCGAATAGTTGACAAACTCTTTAGCGGCTAGAGGGCAGCGCACGGGGTCAATAATAATCTTTTCCAAGTCGGCAAGCCAGTTGACGCCCGCCTCCACGCTCCCCGCGCCCTTCTTGACCCCTTGGATTCTTAGCCCGTAGTCGAGCTTCATCTCGTCGATTGACTTGGGCTCTGCGCTATCGGCCATGGTTGTATCGCGCTTTTCTTCGGCGGCCAGCCTAGAGGCAAGCACGCGGTTTGACAGCCCGATCCCCGACTCCTCGCGGAATAGGTACAGCCTGCGCTTTTTGGCATCGTAGTGCATACGCTCGAAGGCGGCCGGATCTACGGCATAGCCAAAGTCTAGCCCTTGCCGTATGTGGTCAAAGGTTTTCACCTCATCATCCGGCATTGCGCGGATTTCCAGGTTATTGAAAATCTCTAGCCCGGTTCCCACCTCTTCCCCTAGATATTCGTGGCGGTAGGCCGTTTCGTTTACGGCTTTCAGGTGTTCGGCATCGGCGATAAACCTATCCCCTAGCCATGCGGGGTTTACATCTAGGTAGCAGGAATCATGAACCAGCCGCCCCGGCTTGGGTATTTTTGTCTCTTTATTGACCCATGATCGCCCCGATTTCGGCGGGTTATAGGAATAAAAGGCTATTCTTTTATGGTTTTCGCCCCTGAATATGGACTGTATCAGGTTGCGAATATCGTCATAATTGCCGAACTGGTCGCACTCTTCGACGTGAAGATATTTGATATAACCAAAACCTAGTTGGATAGACTTGAGTTTCAAAGGATTGTCTGCGCCTTTGAATAGGATTAACTGCCCCGTGGGAGTGTATATCGCTTGCATGGGCGATACCATGAACCGGAAAAGATGGTCAACCTCTAGCTTCGTCGCCGCCCATCTATATTGTCCGTATACCGTATCGCGTAGCTCGTTGTCATATCGGCGGGTTACAAGAGCGTGAGAGCCGGGATTCTTAATTAGTCCTTGAATGATTTCAAGCGAGACGAAACTTGACTTGGTAGACCCGCGCCCGCCCTTGCACCATATCTCGTCGTAACAATCCTCGCGTAAAGCGTTATGTAAATCGTAAAAGGGCGGGGAGATAGCCTCGGTTAGTCTCATTTTCTCGGTATATCGTCGATTATGGTTACGCTTCCAGAATGCTCGATCTCTTGCTTATCAGCATACCCGGCGTGGTTTTTCAGCCAAAATATAGCCCCCGTCGGGGAGGTTCCGGCTAGTTTGCGCTCCCAAAACTTCTCTACCCGCGTTTTGGCCTTTTTTAAGATGCAAGTATATTCAGGTTTCGCTATATAATCAAAAAGCGATTGCCTGTCATTAAACCCAAGCGCGAGGGCAAGCCCCACCATAGTCGGGGGCTCGTCCGGCTTGTCCTCGTCTCCAAGTAGGCTATTGAAATACTCCTCGATTTTCGCTTGCATTATGGAAGCGTCGGAGTATTTCGGCGGCCTGCCCCGCTTTTTCTTTTCCATGGCTTGACTATATCACGATTTCCGCATATTGGCAAGGCCGGGGGCAGTCCAGCCCTCGGATTCATGCCCGCATAGCTTACAGCGTAGGACTTGGTACAGCCTTCCGGCTTTCCAGTACCAGCGATCCTCGATATACTCGTGGCGGCAAGGCTTCACGGCATAGCCTCCAATTCGACCGGCTCCCCGCAGTAAGGGCAGAATCGCAGCGGAACCGGCAGAACCGCCCACCACTCATGCCCGCAAGCCGTCAGCCAGGCCGAGGGGCCTTGCGTCCAGGTGCAGGTCATATCGCCTCGCATCCGCCGCCGACGTGATGCCGCGCGCGCGTCGTTTCGTGAATACTGTCCCATGCTGAGATGATGTCTTTTACCCATCCGGGCCATCGCTCGTAGGGCTCGCCGTTAGCCTTTAGCGGCCACCAGCGCGGGCCGATGGGGCGTTCCTCGATGAGCAAGCCGCAATAGCGGTACAGGTGAGGCGAGCATACAAAACCGTTCATGGCTTGCCCTCCCCCAGAGCGGCGCGGGCGATGTCCATTGCGTTTTCGGCTCGTCTGAATGAGGTTATGCAATCGCCGAGATCGGCAAGAGCCACGATCCGCACCAGCGCCTCGCGCAGTTTCGCCTCGCGGGCCTCGGATGCGTTAATTAGACCAACCAAGTCACTCAGGGCTTCTGACACTACTTCACTATTTATGAGCGGGGCTTGTAGGGCTGTAATCATACGTCCCAAGCAATATCCTACGGTTTTGTCACTCATGGCTTTCCTCCTTCGGCTCGTCTGGACGGGGCCGATAGCATCCGAGGCCGTTGCAATCCTGTTCGTATTCGCAGACCAGCCCGATATCTAAGTCGCACTTGTGCAAGTCGGCAGGCTCACAGGCGAGCGGATCGCATCCGCACGGGGCAAGGTCATCGAGAGAGCATCCGCACTCATCGCCCGCGAGCCCGGCATAGCCATTAGCCTTGAGCCAGGCGTATAAAATGTCTCGTACTGTCATCGCGGCTCCTCCTTCGGCTCGGAGCGCAGAAGAGGAAGTAATAGATGCCGCATCCAGCGACCGCCGTTGCGGACGTATTTACGATCCTCCTCGTCAGGGAAACCGGCTGTCACGAACGCCTCAAAATCATCCTCCACCCTGTTTAGCGCCTCTTGTAGCGCGGCCACGTCGGGGGCGGGTTCGGCGACCAAGGCGCTGTCCATGCGGTTCATCGCTTCAAGCGCTTGGCGACATTCAATTCGGACATCCTCGTCATAGGTTGTCCCCATATCCAACTGCGGCAGGTTGTTGATTGCATGACATAGGGCCTTTCGTACAACCGGAGCTACTTGCTTTATCCACGCACTCTCCCGCTCCGGGAACTCCTCGCGGAGAATGGCGGCGATCTCTTCCTTAGTGGTGTGCGGAGGTGAGTCCCATATCCGCTCCGCCGCTCGCTCATAGTTGCTCATCGTGGCCTCCCTGTTATTCGCCCAAGAATAAAGCCGAATACAAATATAGTAAACCAAGAATATAGAATTACCTGAGCTAGCTTCCAGGATTCAGCATCGCTCAGCGTAACCTCCTACGGCTCATTCGTGAGATAGCATTTTGGGCTATGATAATCTGGCTATCTAGCCATTCCTTACGCGCTAGATCAACTTTGATGCCTTCCCATGCGCGGTCGATGCGAACATTGATAGCGTCAAGTTCGCCCTGCATCCGGGCTATGTCGGCTTCGGTCATCATGGCCTCCCATCAGCCTAAAGTGCCGAGAACGGAATCGAACATATCGTTCACTTCTTTCATACAGATCGGGCACGAGCAACCGAGTATGTCACTCTTTTCAATCGCTTTCTTGCACGCCTCTACGATTTCCTTGTCTCGGGCGCGGATGAGGGCGATAGCCGCCGCCCGACTTTCGGATGCTTTCATCTTCGGATCAAACCAGGCGGCCCTTATTGCCGCTTCTAACTTCTTTGCGCTTTTCATGATTCCCTCTGTTTACGCATATACCTTCCAGGATCAAAGCCGTCTCGGCCTTCCTTGGTAGCTTGGGCAATCTGCTTCTCGTGAAAGGCGTTTTCTTTTTCTAGCCGTTCGGCTGTTGCGCGTAAATTGATAATTTCCTTTATAATCCATTCGAGTGAGGCTCGCCGGTTTTTTAGGCACTCTCGATGCCATCTCATTGACATTTTCATCATTCCCCCCTCATCGCCTTGCGAAGCGGCTTGTTCCGCTCGCGCCAGTCCTCGATATTGTCAATCAGCCATTCCCGAGCGTGCCGCTTGGCACCCCATAGCGAGGCCGTCAATTCAAGATCCTTGACCGCTTCCTCCCCGATCTCCGCGACGAGATTGATCCGGTACTGCCAATGCTCGCCCTCGTGGTAGCAGTTGCACTGCGTACATTGGGGGCGGAGATTGCGGAGATCAAACCGCGTCCCCTGATGGTGCCTCGGGATAAAATGCCCGCAGTCCAACCCCTTCCAATAATGCAGCTTCCCGCACGTGTAGCACGGCACCATTCCAGGAAACTCGGAATACTGAGCCGGTGCCGCCCGGACGAAAAAGGATAGCTCCGCGTCTAGCAGCTTCTCAAGCTCGCCGTGCGACATGTCTTCAAGCGTTCTACGCTTCAACCCTGCCCCCCTTCGCTTGCCTTGCGCTTCCGGTAATCTTCCCCGGAAAACTTCAGTAGCGCGCCCCCCTGATTCAACCGGCTCATGATGTCCTCGCCTATGTAATTTTCTAGGCAATCAGCGCACCCGTTCACCGGGCAAGTTTTCCGCGTATGCTTATTCGATATCAATATCAATGGTAGCCCCCGAGTATGCCTTTTGTCAATCAAATAAGATAACCAGTTTTGCTCGGCGTCGCCGCCCTTGGTGCGGCCGATCTCGTCAATGACAAGCAGGGGCAACCGTGCAAGCTCGTCAACGATCTCCAATTCGGTTTCGCGCGCCATCGCCGTGTAGCTCGCCCTGATCGTGGTAGATATCTCGTACATGGACATTATACGCCCGCCTAGAATGTTCAGCGCCGCGCAAGCGAGATGCGTTTTCCCCGTTCCGTTCTTGCCCGTCATCACAATCTTGCAAATCTTCCCAGCTACAAGATCCTGCACACGCGAGAGGTTGTGCTTTAGTTCCGGCGTAATGGCCTCGAATCCGTCTATACTCGCCTCGTAAAACGCCGGTTCTATGTTCATGGCGGCAAAATGGGCGCACCTTCGGGCCTCGGCCGCCCGAGCATCTTCCTCGCGCTGTTGCGCCTCGACCTTAGCCCTCCGCTCCTCGGCCTCTTTCTCCCCTTCGGCAATGCAAACCGGGCATCCGCGTTCAATTGTATATTCAGGGCGCAAGACTGACCCGTCTATGCAAACGCTTTTAATTGCGGGGATATTGAGTATCTCGGGCGTGTACTCGCCGTGCTTTTCACAATTAGCCATCATCCCTCCATGTCAAGCGACGCCGTGCGGGTTAAAACTCTAGGGCCGCCCTTTCCGCCCTCCCTCCGCATCCTTTGCTCCCACGTTGCTATACAACTTTTCCACTTTGTTATTCTTGTTTTCCCGCGCATCCAATCTCGTGCTTCGTAATAATGGAAAAACGCCACTGGGTCTATGCCGTTGTTTCTTTCTCGGCAGTAAATGGCAATTTCGTCGATTGTGGGTTTTAAAAGTTTATGCGCGGGCGGCTTGTCCGCCCTCTTATCTTCTCTTTCTTTCTTTGATTCTGTATCTGAATATGAATATGGAATATGAATATGGGATAGCATACCTTTTGCATTGCTTTTGCTATCCACTTGCACTGCACTTGCATCCGTTTTTGGTGTAGATTCCCATTTTTTATGCGCCGCGCCCCGTCTTTTCTCCGATATCTCCGAAACGTCCAACAACTCTCGATCTATTCTCCGATGGTACAGTAAACCGTCCCGCTCGTCGAAAAATGCAAGTACATCGCATTTGCATTGCATCCACTCTGCACTTGCACACCTGACAATCCGGGCTAGTTTTTCATCGTCCATCGGGAGCGGGCCGCGCCGCTGCCAGTATGCCATGATCAAAAGCAAGTATGCCCCGTGCTGTAGGGTAGTCAGGTGCTGAGTATCCCCAAGATAATCGCCTATGTAAAACTTCATGTACGGGATGGCTGACATATCACCCTTCTATCCCCCTAGCCAAAAAGAAAAGCCCCTTTGCCGGTGGACGTCGGCTAGGGGCTAGATTGCGGAATGATTCCCGGAGGCGTCCACTCCGCCGGCAATCATCACTTGACCCTTGCATACTATCAGCACTTGGCCGGAAAGTCAAGCGGCATGAACGTGAAGCGCATACCAAGCTCGCGCGCAATCATTACCTCCAGGCACGCCCCGCGCGATCCCTCCCAACCCGGAAGCACCAGGATGCCTTCGCAGTCAAGCAGCGCCCGAATATCCACGCGCATGTAGTCGGCCCATTCAGCCTCACGCATGAACGCTACTTGGAGAGATAGCGGATTGACCGGCTCGTCTCCCCTCGCTTCAAGGTATGCTGCCCCAAGATCGAAGGCCGCTCGGTTCAGGTCGAATACCCCGGTAACAGGGCCGGAAATGTAGACTTTCATAAGTCGGCCTCCGCGCCCATCTCCTCCTCCATCCCCTCGAAAAGCGTAGGATCTTCGTCCGGCATATCCCATCTAGCCCCGGCGAGATTTCTTTCGGCCTGGTCAAAATATGTCGGCTTCAATTCGCACCCGACGCCCTTTCTTCCATTCATGACGGCACCGTAAACCTCAGAGCCTACGCCCATAAATGGAGTAAATACAATCTCGCCGGGGTTGGATCGCAGGACTATCACGCGGTTTATCACGTCAAGTTGTAGCGGATGTACGTGTTTCTCGTCGTCCTCGCTCCTGGCTGGCTTAAACTTCAAAACGTGGTCGATCCGAATATCATCCCAGAATGATGAGGCATATTGCCGCCATATCCAATGGCTATACCTGTTTTCTATTTGATTGCCTTTCCAGTTTTTATACCGCGCTAACTCGTCGGGGATCTTGCGCTCTCCGGCGTAATACTGTAGCCCCGATGGATGCGATATCGGTATTTCGTTTTCGCCTTTCTTTCTGAAAATCAAAAGGTAATCGGCCGAAGCTACCCCGCAATTTATAGAATCATCGACGACGGTTTTATGGGCCAGATTCTTTTGCATCGTCCGGTTCCGTACCGCTAGCGGTTCCTTCCAAATGCAATGACGCGCGATATACTCGAATCCAACGGTCTCATGGAGGCGAATAATATCTCCCGGAAAGTCTCGAAGATGATCCCCGCCCGAGTTGCCCGAAGGCACATCCATGCAGTGAACGGCCGTACACCGTCCCGGCTTGGTAAGTCTTTCAAGTTCCTTGACAAAAAACTCGTAATGCTCGAAAAAATCCGTATAGCTATCGCAGTTTGAAAGGTCGCGGTCGGAGCTTGAATAATGGTACATCCCCCCGAACGGCGGGGAGTATATCGAAAGATGAACGCTTTTGTCGGGCATGGATTTCATAAGCTCCATACTGTCGCCCTGATAGATTGCGTACATGTCGTTTATCACTTGCTTGTCGATCATCATTCCCCCTTATAGCCAGCCCGGCATAGTTGCCGATGCCCTAAACTCGCGCGAACCGTCAACCGATAGCGCGTGGTTCATTTCGGCGACGAGTTGCGTGAACATATCGTCGGCCTGTTTCCGTTTCCTCCTCAGCGAACCTATTACCATCGCATCCCCTTCCGTAAAAATCAGGTCGGCTCTGACCTTGCGCTTTTGCCCAAACCTCCATTGCCGCCTAATGGCTTGGTAGTATTGTTCGTAAGAATGAGTCGGGAAAAACACGGTATGCGCGCAGTGTTGCCAGTTTAGCCCCCATGCGCCGATCTTGGGCTTGGTGATTATAACTCGCGCTTTACCGGTTGAAAATGTGACTAGCTTTTCTTCTTTCGCGTCGTCAGAGTCTCGGCCCGATACTTGGATGGCGTCGGGGATAAGTTTCTCCAGCAGATCCCCCTCCGGGTTGAGGTTGCACCATACCGTAGCGAAATCGCCCGTGTTGTTGACTAGTTCCGCCGCGTGTTCGCACCTGTCCTTTATTGTCATTCGCCTTTCATCGCGCTGTTCTTTTAGCCCCACGGCCGGGACGGAGAAAAGCATCTCGGGAAGTAGCGCGTCAAGGTCTTTTAGTTCTATTTCATTCTCGATCAATTCCGGTAATACAAACCCATCATTATCGAATCCTAAATCTGAGGGCATACGCACAGCCCGAGCCCATGAGCATACCCACCTCCAAAAAGCTAAATGAGCATGGCCCTTTAATCGCCATTTAGTTTCCTCGGTAAATCTTCCTCGCTTATTTGTAGCGCAATTGTTTTGATCGTTAATAAAGAACTTTGAAAGCATGTCCATATAGCCGAGATATCCAAGGGCCTCCGAGCTTGTACCTAGCTCAATAAAATCGTTCGGGGCGGCCGTGGCTGTAGCGAGTAAACGGTACTTTATTTTACGGCTAAACGCGGTTATCTCTTGCTTGTACTGGCCCCGGAAGTTTTTAAGGATCGAGCTTTCGTCGCATATAAGAGCCTCGAAATCGGCGGGGCTAAAATGATGTAATTGTTCATAGTTGGTTATTGTTATTTTGCCTTTGATCTTGCCGTCCCGCGAACGCTTCGCTTCAATGCCGAACTTCTCGGCCTCGCGCTCCATCTGTGCGCCTACAGCTATAGGGGTCAAGAGTAATACATTCCCGTTTGTTTTCTCTACGATGTTTTGCGCGAAAGCAAGCTCGATCAAACTCTTACCAAGCCCGCAATCGGCGGCGCACATCGACCGCCCTTTCCTGACATGCCAGTCAATCAAATGCCTCTGGAAATCAAACGCCATATCGGGCATAAACACCGGCTCAAATCCGTACATCCCCCCTATTTGTGCTTTTTGTTCTAGGTATTCTGCATAATCCATTGTCTCCCCCTAGCTCTTCCTCTTATCATGCCCCGCGCTTAGATGCAAGCGAAATCGCTCTGTCCCGATCCTCTTTTTTCAGTTTGTCAACCTGGCCCGGTTCAAACTCCGGGGTATGTATTAGGCTTTTCGTATATAGTAAATCCCGATACAATGCGGCACCGTCGCGTGTCAAGTACCCCTCGCGGAGGCATAGATCATAAAGCGGCGAACCGGGATACGGCGTGGCAATCGAGATATTCCTTTGATCGAGCGGGAGGGAATTGGCATAGTCTAGCGTGCGTTGCATGTCGCCTAACGTCTCGCCGGGGTATCCGATGATGAAAAAGCCGCACGTCTTTATGCCTTCGGCCTTTAGATGATAAACCAATTCGAAGGCATCCGGGCGCGTCATCCATTTATCGCCTAACTTCATCAGCTTCGCCGTAGACTCGACGCCCGTCTCAAAGGGCAAAGATACCCTCCAGCACCCCGATCCGGCCAGTTCGCGGATATGCTCGCGCACTCCCTTGGCGTAAATGCCGTTAGGCGTTGACCACCATAGTCCCCGCTGTCGAAGCTCGCCGATGATCCATGAGAAGTTTTCCCCCGAGGCTAGGAAGTTGTCGTCCTCGATGAAGATCTCCTCGAAGCCCTCTAGCACAAGTGCATCGAGATAGGCCGCGATCTTCTCTCTTGAATAGTACCGCGTCGAGCCCCAGAATCCGTTGACCCCGCAGTAGGCACAGTGTCGCGCGCACCCGCGAGAGAACTCAACAGGCATCCAATGAACGGTTTTGCTTTGCAGGTCATGGGGCGATCCGCGATCCCAGTACGGCCGCATCCGATCCGCGCTAGGGTATGGATAGTCTATCTCGTCGAAGGTATGTGAAGGGAAGAGTCCCGTCTCGCCCTCGCCTTTTATGACGCGCGCCACACCCGGAGGAGGCGGAACTGCGGCCGCATGGAAGCCACCGGCTACCGCTCGCACCCCCCGCTCGGCGCAAAGGGCCGCCGCCTTGGTGTAGATATCGTGCTGAATCGAGAACTGAGCCGACAGCCCGACGATATCCCATTTCTCGTCAAGCCATCGGTCAAGCCTAGCAAGGTCGCCGTCAAGATGGCAGTCTATTGTCATGACCGCCGCACCCTCCCACTTGTCCGCATTGTGCGCGATTGACCATAGCCCTATTGGCGGCATATAGCACGGCTTTTGGGTAGGCTTACGGGGCTCGGGTAACTTGACAAGTAATATGTTCATATCATTATACCGCACATGCCTATGCACTCGCCCTGCCATTCTTCGGGGCCGAAATCAAAGTCTTGGGCGGCCTCTTCAATTTCTCTGAGTCGCGTAAGGCTGATATCCTTGCAATAAGTATGCGGAAAATATATCCGCTCAACTCTTTCCCGTTCGCCATATATGTCCGGCGCAATCCTTAAAAGATGGCGCCACTGTCGCGCCCCTTGCCTTACACATCCGCCCGAACAATTATTATGTTCAAATCCCATTGCATACATTTTGGGTCGTTTGATTCCCGTTTCGGCCATGATCTTTCGCGCTCCTTCGGCGTCAAGGTTTTTATCTATCAGTGGAAAATGGCTGTTGATTCCAAGCGCGGTATATATTGCCCTAATTCTGGCCGCCCGATGTATTTCATGCACGCCTATGCCAAAATATAATTGATCTCCTGGCCTTGCAAACTTTTGCAACCGCTCTGCTTTTAGGACGCGCGAACAGAATGGCATACGATTATTGGCGAGACTGTGGTTGTCGCGGAATAGCTCTTCGGGGTTTCGCCCATCAGAATCCTCAGTAATCGGTGTTTTTAGATAGTCCGCCAAGTCGGCTAGATAGCGGTATAAATCAGGATGCTCCCATTTTGTATCATTAAAATATAATACGGGGGCCAAGTCTCGAATCAATACCGCGACGGCCGCGCTCGATTCGCCTCCAGATAGGGCTACTATATTACGCATCACGCCCATCTCCCCTGAATATGCCCGGCCCCGCAAACGCAAACCGGATTAAGTAGCTCGCCACCGCGACGAATCATGCTCCTATCTTGGTATATCCAATCCGCCTTCGGATGGTAATGCCTTGGAGCGGATAATCGCAGGATCTTCGCGCGGAGGTTCAGCTCGCGGACTCGCTTTTCAAACTTCACCCGATCCCCCTTCCCATAAACTGCTTGCACTTGCTACAGTTTACCGATTCGCGCGGAAACCCATCGCATAGCCAATAATCCGCAGTCAGCAGTATGCCGCATAAAGTATAGTTTCCCGATTCGTATGCGTGAATCCTAGCCCCTTTCTTTTTAGGCATACCACTCGGCATAAAAGAATCATACGCTACTATCACGCGCCCCCCTTGTCGAACACTCGCCCCGCACTCGCGCCTTAAACTTCACTCGCTCCCCCAATGTGAACAAACCGCATCCATAAGTTCTTGCGGGGTATCTTCTGATATCGTAGAAACATGCGAACCATAGCGCCATATCTCACAATGATATTGTGCCTCCACATACCACACCTTACCGTAAAACTCCCACCCAGTGTATTTAGCCCAGCAGTTGCCCCCCTTCAACTCTTCGGCTACGCTTTCGTCTATCACGTGATCGAAATTGGACATAAGGCTTTCGTTTGTTTCTGCAAGGTTTCCCGGCATCTCAAGCATTTTCTCCCCCTATAAAATCGTCCGGCTGTTCAAGCGCGCAATTCCAATCCATCCCCAACTCGTAGCACGTGTCAATCAGCACGATCATCTCCGCGCTCGTAGCCAGGGCAACGGATCGCGGCTCGATCACCTTGTGCCCGTCAAGCTCGATTGATTCGCACGGGTAATTGTGAACCGAGGCCGCGTACATCTTGCAATAGCGTTTCATTAGGTCGGGCGATACAGCCTTCCATAAAGCCAGCTTCGCGCACAGCGCATGGAATAGCCTGTTCTCCGGCGAGGTCTTACCCTTGGCTTGGAGTAGCTCAAAGGAATGGCCGCACCGGGGACAGGTCATGCCATACGCTCCCGCATGCGGGCCTCTAGCGCGTCAAGCTCGGCGACAAACTTAGCCACCTCGCGCTCGCAATCGGTAGCCATCGGTTCATCGAGCTGGAATCGCGCTATCTTTATCGCTAGCTTATCCGGCAGCCTCGGATCGAAGGAAACAAAATCGCACGCCGTTACATTCTGCCCGACGCATAGCATCTGAAAAGTCATTTGCCACTGGTAGCACTTGGGAATGATGCCCGAGTCTAGGAAGTCAAGATGCGTCGCCGTGTTCGGGCATTTGATCTCGACCAGCCCCGCGATCTTGCCGTCGTAAAGCAAAAGCCCGTCCGGCGAGGCCCCGGCCATCGGGATTGAAGGATGAGGGAATCCAGCGCACTGCGTAACTTCATTCCCGGTTTCCAGCTCGTAGGCGTCCCGCGCTTCGTCTTCGTGGTCAATCCCCCACTGAATAGCCACGGAAGTGAAAGACTCCGCCCGCACGCCCGTCAAGCGCTCGCATAGCAGCTCGGCCATGTAGTTTCTACGGGATGCGCTAGCCTCCCCGCCCCGGCCCTTCGCCATGATATCGGCCACGCGCGAGGCTCCTACGCGCCCGAGTCTCCTTGACAAAAACTCTTCCGGCGTCTCGATCATTCGGTTTCCTTGGGAAGCCTTCCCGTTATGACGTAATAGGCCGCCGCGCATAGCTTTTCGCGTTCGTCTAGTTTCATTGCCTGTATTTTGTTTACCGGTTCAAACTGGCTATAAATCTCGGCGAATCGTTCCCGGATTGTCGCCAATTCAAGAGCCTGCCCCGCATAGTTGTATCTTTGATAGGCTTCGCGTTTTTCAGCTTGCGCTATCAGAAATCTTGAAGGCGCTATAAGCGCGTCTATATCATGCTCTTTCATTTTTCCGCCTTGGCTTTCGCCCGCTTCCAGTAGTTCCGGAGCTTGGACTCGTCCGGCTCTTCCTTCATAAGCTCCCGCGTGATGATAGACACCGCTTCGGGAGACAGCTTGCCGGATTTGATGTACTCTTGAAGATCCATCCGAAGGGAGCCTTCGTCGAGCGTCTGACCGTCTAAGTCCTCGCCCTCGACCGTCAACCCGAACCCGGCGATGAACGTGTACCGCCGCCCATAGGATGACATGGCCCCGGCTACCTGTATCGGGTTCATCCTCGAAGTCCCCTGGATTTCCGGCGCGTCAAAGTAGTTCTCTTGCACGTGCCCATATCCCCGGATGGCAAGGATAGTCCGCTTAGACTTTCCCTCGATGGCTTCCTCGCGCCACGAATAGCTGAACCCGTGTCGGGATATGATCGGATTGCAAGCCCTTTGCAAGACTTCCAATGGCGCGTAAACGTACATTACCTCGGACTCTTTCTTGGCTTCCTTGCGCTTGGTAATGATCGGAAGCTCGGCTTGCATGGCCGCAAAGTGTAGGTCAAAATCCTGTTTCGCGCGCCTGTCCTCTTGCTTGTTCATAAGGTCAACTAGGCGCTCGATGACGCTCGGGTCAGCCTTGTTTTCGAGCGCTAGCCGGATTAGCGGCGCATCGGCCTCGACTACGGCAACGTCTGTCATCGGCGTGGCGTCAACGGGTACGAGATTCATGCCGAGCCTCCTCTAGCCAGCGATAAAGAGTATTAATTAAATCGGCATCGTCGCGGATGATTTTTTCCAGTTGCGCAATATATTTTCGTTGCCCCTCATTCCCATCATGCAAAATCCTTATCTGGGCATTGAGAGCCGATTCAAGTTCTTCACTCATCCCATTCTCCCGGCGCTTCAGCGTCGAGCGCGCACGCTTCCTCGATATCCTCAAGAGCCTTGTCGCTCAGGATGCTGAAAATATCGGGGCCATCTTTGCTTGTGGAAACGGAAATGATCTCGATTTCCGAAGGCTCGTCGGGGAACCCCGGGTCGCCGTTGCGAAGGTACATTCGTCCCGGGCTCCCGGGGTAGAACGAAAAGACGACGTAAAGCTCCCCGTCATAGTCAGGAATGTAAACCGTAGCCGTTCTCTTGTTATCCACGATTTCCCCCTATTCGTAAATACACGCCCATTTCACGCAACCGCCCGGCAACTTGTGCGGGCACGTGGCGCATGGCCTAGTATTCCCTACTTTTGCCCCGGTTGCAAGGATAATCGCTTCCGCGGTATCTTTTGCCAGCTCCCCGATCACGGTGCTGATTCTCCCGTCCGGCGCGATTACCGAAACCCACCGGCTACCCTTGCGCTGCCGTAGAACGTAGCCCGATTCGATGCTCTGCGTCATTTCATCCCCTTTGCTTGCGCGGGGTTTCCCCCGCTAATTGGCTACTTCTGGTTTTTCCAAATCTCGTACTCGGACAAGGTGTCGAAAAAGTAATACCCTCCCTCTACCTTGACGATCTTGGCCCAGTCTCGGCCCATGCGCTCGATAGCCTCGGCCCTGGTCTTGCTCTCGACAAACTTGCTCATTGGTTCCCCCTTGTCAATCTCTACCCTAAGTATACACCCTCCCTGACGGCTTGCAAGCGAAATCGTACAGCCCGAGAAAAGTGTTAGGCACCTCTAACAGCGGCCTCGCGCTTGATTCTCCGCGCCTCGCGGGCAAGCGCCGCGTTCTTTATACTCCCGGCCACCCGCAGCTTTTCGGTCGCTACCTTATACTCCCCGACATCCTCAGGGCGCACAATGTAGGCCGCCTTCCATACTAGGCAGGGTAACTTACGGGCATGGCATAATCGCTGGAGATATTGCCTACAATAGCCGTAAAGCGGCGCAACGTCAGCTATAGGCGCATATCCTTCGGGTATGGTCTCGGGCGGCTTGACCGGCCTTTGTGCGCGCCTGGCGGCCATTATGGCCTTAAACTTCTCGACCGCTCTCCGGCGGGATTCTTGCAATCCCTCCGGGGTCATGCGCTTCCTGCCCTTGGCTAATAGTTTGTTCTTTTTCGACAGCTCGGCGCGCTGGTGTCTGTTTTCTTCCTTGACAATGGCCGATAGTTTCAAGCGTTCCTCACGCTCGGCCGCCGCGATAGTCTGCCGTATTAGCAATGCCGCCTCGCGTTTAGCCTTGCGCTCCGCGATGGCCTCGGCGGTAGTTTCGGGCATGTGCGCTTGCGGTTCCTTGGTCGTAAACCCTGGAGCGGTAGGGCAAAGCCAGCACGGCGCGTTTTCGCCTAGTCTAGCAGGCAGATTCATAGTCCCCTAACCCGCGACACGTATTCGCGGTCAACGCCATACTCACGCGCACCGCGCTGCCCCCTCCGGTACGCGGTCAAGGCGAGATCCTCGCTAGCCAGGGTCGCTAGATGCCAGGCCAGAATCCGCGCCACGATGAGCGCCGACTCGGGCGCCGTCGGGTCAATGGGGCGGCCGCCGTTGAAGCGCCAGGCGTGGTAGCCCAGCCACCTAGAATTGAGCCCCGGCCCGTAGTCGAAAGATCCATCCGCACATGGGATAGGCTTATGCCGGAGATCGCCGCCCGACTCGTGCGCGACGACGCCCTCGATGAGATCCACGTTCACGCCCGTCTCAGCCGCGCCAGCCGCCGCCCATGTCCGCCAGTCAACGGCCTCGCGCGCCCTAGTCCCCGAAGCACTCCCCGGCATGGCAAGGCTAGACGACGTAAGCGACAGGATAAAGAGGGCGGCAAGTAACCTCACCCCTCGAACCCTCGCGTTGACCCATCCAGCCCCCGCGCCTTAAGCCACGCCTTGGCGCGCGCCACGTTCTCGGCGGGCTCGATACTACAGTCCTCGTCAATCCAAGGACAGCCCGAACACGCGCCGAGAAGCGCCCGCTCGTTGCACTCGCCGTCATGCGCTATGATGGAAGTGGCGGCAATAACGGCCTCAAGCGGCGTGGACTCGGCGGCCTCCCGCTGAGACTCACGGCTCGACAGGATAAAAGGCGCAAGGGCAAGCCCCCCGAAAACTACGAAAAGCACAGCCGCAACGATCCAGCCGAAAACTGTCATGATGCCCCCTATCTTTTCATCGCGGCCCGTGCCCGCATGAATGCCTGGTACTCCCTGTCATGTATTCGTGCCCTGTACGCCGCCGCCATACGCTTGAGCGCCCATTTGTACCAGCGGCCCCGGAGGTCGGTCTCCTCGGCCTTGCGCGCCTTCCGCCGCCACGGTGTCAGCCATGCGATTAGCCGCATCCACCACGGCTTGCGCGGCATGACGCCCTTGCCCCACAGGCCCGACCGCACGGCCTCGGCGTGCGCGGCGGCCCGGGCGCTCCGGGACTGCCGCCCGCTCACGCCGGAACCTTCTTGGGTTCCGGCGCGATGTACCCGTAGCCCCGCGCGGCATACTGGCGCGCCCGCCGCCCCGGCCATCCGGCCGCCGCCGAGTGCCCCGTGGTGAGCCGGTGCCAGAGCTTCGAACCCGCCGCCCCCGTGCCCCCGCGCGGCTTGGCCCTGCGGTTGTGGCGGTGCTGCTCCGGCTTGCGCCACTTGGGCGCGTCCGGCACCTTCATCGCCCCGATCCACCCCGCGAGCTTCGCGGCGAGAATGGCAAAGATTCCCCGTGCTTTCATGATTCCCCCTTATTTGAATCGGTTGCGCCAATCGTTCGCCGTGATCCAAATGAACCCGACCACGACTAGCCCCGCAAAAATGTACCACGCCACCTGTACCGGCGCAATCATCGCTCGCCTACGATAGCGCACAGCTCGCGCCAAGAAGTAATCTCTAAGTCCCTAGCCGCTAGCCTAGCATAGCGCGGCCGGATGCGATAGCGGGGGCGGCGCTTCATTTCGTCATCCTATATTCCGCGACGTAGGCCCCCTCGCGCTTGACACGGCGGCTGGAAATCTTGAATCCCTCTCGCTTCAGCTCCCATATCCTCGCCCCAAGCCGGAAGCACGAGAAGCGCCTAAGCGCATACAGCGGCGTGATAGCGTGCCCCTCAATTAAGGCTTCGAGGATGCGTTGCTTTTGCGTTGCCTGTTCCATCATTCGCTCCCCCTCTCAATCTCTTGCCCTAAGAATACACCTAAACGGGCGGGCGTCAAGGATAATTCGCATAGTGTTAGGCTAGACTAACATGGCATAAATAAAAACCCGGCCAGCAGAAGGAGGAGGACTGCTAGCCGGGGAAAGGCGAGGGGGTCGCCTTTAGTGCTTTATCTCTTTTTCGGCGGCCGCGATGACGGCCTCGAACGCTTCATGGATTACCTTGCCTCTCTGTTCACCGTGATACCGATGCTCGCGCGCCTCGGACTGCTTGACTAGCTCGATAGCTTCCTCTAATGGCATGATGCCCCCTCTCGGGTACGATCCGTTAGCCCCCGCGCCGATTGGCTGGCATAGCGTGGCAGGGGGCTAGATTCACTTCACCGCGATTATTACCAATCCGATTCCGTTAGCCACCAGCGCGCTCCCTAGCACGGCGCAAGAGATCCAAAGCCATGTCAAGTTTTTTGATTGCTTCGCTATTAGATTGTTGGACGCCTCTAGCCTGATCGACAGCTTCTCGATTGTCGCCGATGACTTGACCAGCGCTTCCCGTCCCTCCGCTATCGCATCCACTATCGCGGCGTATTCGTCGGGAGATAATGTAACAACCAAGGACGACGGCACCGGCTCCGACGACGCCAAAAAAGGCGCGAACAATAGTCCACACGCGAGAAAAAGGGAAACTGATTTTCGGCACATCTACTCCCCTTTGATTCTTTTCTTGACTGCCTGGATGATGGTTTCATAGAAGAGTTGACTACAGGCCCATACCCCTAGCCAATTCCACGCCCACTTGGCGCCACCCGAAGCGATGGCCGCCGCAAAAGCCGCTATAGGGGAAGCCGCCGCCCATACCCACCTAGGTGCTTTCGGTAAAAGCCCCTTGGCCCATTGCAAGAGCCCCGCCGCGATAATGGCCCCGGCCGCCCATGTAGCAAGGTCAATGATTTCAATCATACTTACTCCGTTACGATGAATTGATCGCCCGGTTTCGTATTGGCCCAAAGCCACCTTATATCGTCCTCCCGCGCGACTCGGAGGCACCCCTGAGTCCAATCGGAATTGGAAAAGTGAAGCCCATAGAAGTAGTCGGCTATTTTATCGTGAGTGTTGGACAGGTATCGCCCGGCTTCGTCAAGCTCCCAGATGTCGAGCGATTGATATGCGTTTGTACTAATGTATACAGGATAAAGATAGCCGTCGTGTTCCTGATCGGGATGCTCAATGAACCCCGTGATCCTCCATACCCCGACGGGGAAGGGCCGCGGCATTACGGGGTATTCTTTCCGGCCGTCCTTGCCTAGCGAATAGACGATATCGGGAATACCTGGCCGGGGGCGGAAGCCGTTTAATTCGTTCCGTACCTTCGACCAGCATTGGATTTTCCTCTCGCCCGCCTGAAGAAAAGTCTCGCCCCGGTTCCAGGTTATGGTCAAAGCCCGAATCTCCCGATGAGCCACGCCACTACGGCGCCTGTCGCAAGGAGAAGGGCATTGCCGACGATCATTTCCCACCGCCCCGCTACTTTTTGGGCGGGCGCGTTTATCAGCGCTTGGATTTTATCCCCCAAGGCCGCAATGGCCGCCTCGACTTTCGCTTCGAGGTCTTTAATCGACGCGCGTAAATCTTCCAAGGCCTTATCCCTATTGTCGCTCCGCTCTTCAAGCCGCGTCAGGCGCGATCCATGGTCTCTACACTGGTCATAAAGCTCCGAAATATCCCCGCGCAGTCTCGCCACGTCCTCATCGGTGCCCATGCTGTCCCCTTTCTATCGTTATGCAATGCTGTTAGCCGCGATTAACAATATCGTAGCACCGCTTGCGCCGAAAGTAAATAGCGACACAAAGGGCTCATGAGTTATAGCCGCCAGCCGACGGTTCAAAGTGGTACCCCTTCCCCCAGTAATCACCCGCGCCGCCATAAATGCCGCGCAAGGTTCTAGAAACAGACAAACGGTTCAGCCCGGTTTTAGCACAGCAGTCGCGGATAGAATCATATTCGATTCCGGTTTCAATGCAACGTATGGGCTTCCTGTTTTTTTGCGCCATTCTGTTTTCTGTTTTATATTCTTGTGCGAATATTTTTATTTTTGCTTTGTGTTCTTCCGTAAGCGGTGGTAGTTTCTTACCCTTGCACCATGCAACCTGTCCCCGATGACCAATACCCATTTGCGTTCTACTTTCTTGACTTACTTCCTTTTTACGTTCGCCGCCCGTAGTGGAATTATAGCCATGATAATAAGAGTCAAAGTATTTGATCCAAAATCGCTCGCGGTCTTCTAGTTCACTTTCATTACAGTATTCTATGATGTTCCATATAAAACAATCCTTCCCATATTTTCGCATCGCGTTGTATAGCTTGTTATTTCTTTTTGTTACATTACTAGTTCTTTCGTGATTGTTTTTCCTATGTTCGAGGCCCATGGTAGTAAGACCGATATATACCTTGCCATTAGCCAAGCAAGTACCCTTATATATTAAAGTGTTCAACTGTTAAAACCTCCCTGGTAGGTATCCGCACACGCATTAGAACTGCCAGAGTCGGCGTATGACGTATTATATTTAGCCGTTGTGCAGTTTGATACTACATTATGATGACATAATTTTGAAACAACTATCCCATACCCATATCCATTACCGCTACTTGTTATTGTGTCGATAGTGCAATATTCAACCCGCGATGATGCTATTATACCGTAGGCATTTACATTGTTTGTTATTCCTACTATATCATCGACTTTGCAATTTATCACTATACCAGTCCCATATATGCCGTATGTATCTCCGCCTTCATAGCTATTTTTCATATTTCTTACGCATATATTTTGTGCTACGCTTGATGTATAACTTCCAGATAGTGCTACCCCGGCTTTTATGGAAAGCGATGATTCTAGGTTAGTTCCGTCAATACTTAAATCTATAATAGCTACATTTGTTTTTGCGGTAGCCGTAATTGCATAATCGGTATCTATATCTGGTTTGATAACCGTAATATTTCCCATTCCTTTTAACACAATATTAGTATTCATACTAATTCTTGCAGAAATAAAGTATTCGCCTTCTGTTAATTGCACCGTGCCCCCGCCCCAAGTATAATATACATAATCAATCGCGGCCTGAATCTCCGCGTCGTCCGCCGTTCCGTCGCATTTGTAGTCGTAAGTCCCGTCGAAGGTGGACGCCGCCACGATAAGCGTGTTGGATTGCTGGCTACGGCGTTTCGGCGATCCGCTAGTAACGGCCCGCGCGGCGTAGAAGGTTGTCTTTGTCCAGTTCTCCTCGACCTCGCGCAAGAGCAACGTCGTCGAGCCGATATCGCCCGCCGTGCGCGAGCATTGCACGTCGTAGCACTCGACGGTTGACGCGATATGCTCATTAGTGCCTGCCGAGCCAACGGTCAAAGTATACCAATCGCCGGGGCTGTACCACGGCGCGAAGCCCTTGACCTCGACGGCGTATAGGTGCTTTTTCTTGCCCAAGTTCTTAAACCAATAGTCGGCCAGCCGGTCAACCTGAGTCGCCGTTATCACGTACTCATTCCCAAGCTCGAAAAGGCTCTCCCCATTGCGCCGGATGTCGTCGTCGCGCCTGAGCCGGTCGGACACCAGCGCGCCCTTGAACCGCGTGATCGGCTGGCCGTCGATGACGAAGTTGGTGATATAGGCATTATACCCTAGCGCGTTTGTCAGGGTTATAACGGCGCGGTCAGGGTAGCTCGACGAGTCCACGGTTTCCGTAAGGCCATTTACGACAGGCGTTGAGAGGTCGGAGGCTTTTATCGTCCGTTCCATGAAGGCGAAATTAGACACGCCAATAATCTCAGTGTCCGGATTATCGTCGGGGGCTTTAAGTTGTTTTTTTAGCGTTGCATATTGCTTGGATAGTTTGGCTCTGGTTCTATCCGCAAAGTAATGGTAAAAGTCCATGCTTACCTCTTGGGTACTAAAATACCCGTAACGGTATACGTGCCTAGCTCAGAATATACGCACTCAATCGTAGTAGCTCCGCTTATCGATACCGCCGCGCCATTGTCCACGGGATGCCGCATCTTGCCATCGAGTTTTATGAACCCCGCCGCATTCATACCGGAGAAAAGCTGAGTCTTTGCACCCGTCTCCACGGCGTACCCATAGACCTTTATGGCGTTCGCTTGCTCTATCTCAAGGCTAGTCGCAATCCCGCCGAAGTCGTCAACCGTGCCGAGATTGCTAGGCGTTGAAGTTCCCGCCTCGGCGTAGCGATTGGCAAAGCGCAACGTCCCGTCCGGCGTCATGCCCAAGTAATACCCTATGGAAGCGTCCGAGATTTTCTTCAGGTGATCCCATACCGCCTCGCCCTTCTTGACAATGGCATAGGGGTGCTCGATGTCCACCGCGTCCGCGTCGATGCCGACGGTATCGTAAGAATACGTCGCCGCACTATCCGCGCTTCCCACCCCCGAGGCTCCGTCATTTGCGTTTACTAGGAAGTAGTCGAGCGGATCGTAGCCCCGAGTCAGCATGAACCCGTCAATATAACAAAGCGCAATAGTCAAAGTGTTAACAGCGATCCCAATTCGCAGTTGCGTACAACTTGACGACTGAATAATCCGCGAAACATTGACGCGAGTCCATACGCTTGTATCTGTTCCGCACGCCGTCTCGGATGCCGTGCCTAAAAGCGAACCGGCAGTATCTAGCTCCTCAATAGTGAGCTTTAGGAGCGATGCCGCACCCTGGTACACAAATGCCGAAAAATTGAAGGCATCGCCAATGTCTATTAAATCGTTTGTTTCAAACTCGATGATCTGTTTTACCGTATCCGTAATTGTGTCGGGGAATATTTTCATTGAGTAAGTGCCGAACAGGGCCTTGATATTTGACCGCTCAAAAGTTGCCATGCCCGTATTCGTCCAGGAATTGGCAATGGTCGCATTTTCAATACTGGAATTGAGCGCGTAATTCTTTATTGGCTTTTTGGTAACAAGCCGCGCGATATCGTGCACTAGCGAATCAGTCTCGGCGGCAGGGTCGCATATATCGTGCTCCGTGAAGCTGTACGCCTGATTCATCTTCGTCTCGCCAAGTTCAGAAACCCCGTCCTCGATCTCGATTGACACTTCCCCGTACATCGCGTTAGGCGAATTGCGCGAGAAGGCCCCCGGAGTAGTTCGGCCGATGATTAACGGCTCCGCCTTGGATATAGCGCCCCAGTCGGAGGGGGCAGAGTAGAGATATGCTATTTCGGCAGTAGTCAACGCACGATTGTATACCCGTATCTCGTCAAGCGTTCCGGGAAAGTAAACGCCGGTATTCCCGCCATAGCCGATAGCACACGTAGCCGTAGACGCAAAGGTGCTCGCCGGTACTGACGTTGTGCGCGATACGTCAAGCTCCCCATTGATGTAGAAGTTTACCGACGTGCTCGGAGTATATACTATGGTATGCAAGCGCAATACATCATCGTCAGCCGAAGTAGCACCGACAAATGATGTCGCCGCAGTACCGTCGGCATATAGATTGATATTCAGCTTGTGAGCGACGGACAAACTACCAAAGGCAACGACGAATTGTTTATTGCCAGCGGCCCCATATTTTGCCATGATGTGCTTGGAATCAACCGCGCCCTTCGCCCAGAATGAAAGCGTGAACGCGCCCGTAGGGAATCCCATCGTAGCATCAACCTTGTTGCCTACACCGTCGAAGCTCAGGCCATACCCGGAGGCCGCCGCTACTGACGTAGCCCCCGTCACCGTACCTGTAAACCCGTTCCCTGAATTATCGCGCCCCGGCGTTGCGCTATCGTCGAAGCTCCAATGCGCTATCAGCCCATCCCGTACCGTATTCGCGGGGGATTCTGTTTCGATCTCCACGGGTACGCGATTCTGCAAGTATTTCTGATATACCGTTCCGTTGTAGTAGCCCTGGAACGGGTCAAAAGCGTCGTATTGATCGTCGCTGAATTGCCCCTTGATATTGTAAAGCGACAGCCCCGCGCTATTCGCGCACGCACTCCCGCCCTGGTTCTCTACCGCATAGTGAAGCGAGTCTATAGACTTGACGCCCCGGAGATCGGCCGCCGCTGAATTGCGCGGTATCCGTATCCGCTCACGCGCGAGAGTCGTGCCGTTGAAGTCGAACATGATCTGCCGGTCAGCTTGGTAGGTTTTATATTCACCCGTGGCAAGCGTCTCGTCTAGCTCGTGGATAATCCAATAGGATGACTCTGCGGAAATCGATGGCATAAAGGAGATTGTATTATTTGGAACAAATGCTCCGGCACCAGGAACGGCCTGAGAGTCGGAATATACTACGCCATTTACAGTACAGTAAAAGCCGCTCAATTTTGAAATATTATCAAGATAAGCCCTTACGTATATCCATTTTTGCAACTGCGCGCTTGTCGAGAAAACAGGAGAAGTAGTGAATGCGTTTACGGAAGCACCTATTAGGAATTGGAAAACAAGAACGTCTGATCCAGAAGAATAAACAATTCTGCACGTTGTGGTGGTGGGGCCTGAAGCCAAAATATCCTGATTGCTTGCAACATTATAAGCAAACTCCGGCTTGAACCATCCTTCGATGATGAACCGCTGAGGAAGCGTATAAAGATAGGTGAGATCGGTTGACCCGCCGCACTGCATCCGGTACGTGCCGCGCATGTTCGTAGACTTGTCGTTCTTGATATAGGTGTTTCCCGCATCAGTCAGCGCCGGGATAGTCCGCCCGCGAGGATTGATATAGAAGTTCAGCCCGGCGTCAAAGTTAGTGCGTAGATCGTCCTTCCATGAAGTCGGGATATACTTGAGCATTAGTAGCCCCTCCCGGCCTTTGCCATCTGCGCCGCGCCGATCATGCCTACCTCGGACTCACGTATCACGCTCCCGCCTATGTAGATATTTTGCGTCATGCCCATGCCTAGCTTGTTGTTCGCCCCGCCGAACGCATACGGCTCAGGGCCCTTCTCGCCCGCGAGAAACAGCGTCGGCCTTGTTACCACTCCAGACCCGCCCTCAGCCATGGGGATAGCCCTTACAAGCCCCGCCGCTGAATGCGCCGCTACCGATGCCGCAATGGCCGCCCCTAGCCCCGGTATCTTGGTTAAGTCTCCGAGTAACGCTTGCGCCGTAGCCTGTGCAATAAGCGCATCCGATTCGATAGCCATGGCCTCGATCACCCCGGCAATGGCGTTCAGCCCCGCGCGCCCAAAGGATTTCCACCCATCCTCGCCGGTTATGAGAGATGCGCCTAAAGCCTCGGCCATAGCCTGATATCCCGATACAACGGCACCCTGCTGGGCCTTTTGCGTTTCGGTCAATTCCTTTGATTGTACCGTATAATCCGCAAGCGCCCGGTTTGCTTCCCTGATAAACTCGGCCGCCTCTTCGTCTATTGGTATAACATACGCGGCAGACGCCCTATTCACTTCGCGCTGATATTCTGCCTCATCAATGAGGAGTCGGTTGACCTCGGCGATTTCGTCGGTTTGATTATCATACTGCCGGGCCAGCTCCTCTTGCATCGTAATAAGCGGGCGAAACAATGCAAGCTGTAAATTGCCCCCCGCTTCAGCCAGATCACTAACAGCACCCGCCGCGCTAGTAGTGTTATCTGTAAAGTCAGCCGTTGCCTCTGCTAGTCTGTCTACTGAATCAGGATTAAACCAGGAATACTTAGACAACGTATTTATTCTTTCGTCTATTTCGTTCATTTGGTCAATCAAATGTTGCCGATCTTCTTCGAGAGCCGATACTTTCAAATAATCCCCTGGAGAAGCAGTCCCTATATTTTTCATATACTCAAGTTTTGACCGTTCGCTTTTAAGGGTTTTTGTAATACGATCTAGCTCTAATTCCCCCGATATTCTAGCTTGCTGTTGCGCTACATAGGCATAATCTTGAGAGGCTTTCCTGATATCGTTTTGCGCCTTGGCCGCCCCGGCCCATACTTGGATCATTTTCAGCCAGCCGAGTCTAAGCGGAGCAAGGTCATCGGTTATTTGTCGTCCTATCTCTTCATGCAAGTCGCCAAGAGCGTTGCCTAGGCGAACCTTAATAGCCGTGCCCGCTTTGCCCGCCGCTTCCGCCGCCCCGCCGTAGGTAGTCGCAAGCTCCTTGAGTATTATACCCTGTGCATCTTCAAGTTTGCCCGCCTCGACGAGAGTTTTTATCATCTCTTTTTCTTGGGCGGTGAACTTGAAGCCCTGCCGAGAGAGAGAGTCAAGCCCGAGGATGGGATTGTCAAGCGCCTTTCCGACAGCCTGAGCCGCCGACGTGAGATCCATCTTCATGACGGTCGCCATGTTCAGGATCTGAAGCGAAGCGTCCTCGAAATTGTCTCCCTTTATGTTCTTGAACCCAAGCAGGACATTCTGCATCGCAAGTACAGTTTCATCGCCGTACTTTGTAACGGACTGAAAGCCCGAGGCCATCTTGCTTAGTTTCTCCGCACTAGTCCATGCGGTAGCGCCCGTAGCCTTGAGAGTAGAATCGAGAATAGCCAGGGCTTCCTCTTGCGCCGCCCATGCGTTTTCCATCTTGTCCGAGACAGCTTTAACCTTGCCAATGACGGCTAGAACAGTATTGAACGCGGCGATTGGCCCCTGCATAACGTCGCGCATCTTGGCAAACGTGGACTGAGTTTTTTGGGTAGTTTTGTCAAGCTCCATGAACTTGGCTATAGCGGCGTCAACTTCCGCTTTGATTACTACTTTGATCTCTTCTACAACGGCCACTATTCTACCCTCATTTTTCTAGAACACGTTTCCATGAGCCGCATCACGTCAAGCCACAACGCCCCCTGATCCATAGTTCCGCCCGCCTCGGGATTGCCGTAGGTTTTCCAATCCCTCCACATCTGCACGGCCTCCCAAAAATCCACGGTCGCATAGCCGGGTAACTTGTTTCTTTGCACCCGTTCAAGTACCGTCTCTACGGTTTCTTTCTCCCCGTCGCCCATTGCTAGCAGTTGGGCCTTGTTACCTTCCTCGAAATAGCCTTTCGCCCAAGCATAAAAGGCTATTGCTAGTTTTTTAAGCCTACCTCTTCCCCGCTCTGCCGTCGCCATATCTTAGCCCCTACAAGCGTAAGCATGTAGGCGATTTTGTTATCCTTATCGTGATAGGCAAGCAACTTCGCCACGCTGTCAAGCGGAGCGCCGTCCCTGCCCGCGAGATTGCGAATCCTGGTTACGGCCGTTAGGCAAACGTCGGCTCCGTTGGGTATCCCCCATTCGCCGGTTGACTTATGCAATAGGTCGATCTTTTCCCTGTTAGTCAGCGCCCGATAGTCGAACGCGACGCGCTCTTTTTCGGGCAATGCCATCTCGGCCTCGTCGTATTCAAGGAAAACCGTCCCGCCGATTGTAGCCTCTTCAAGTACCATGTCCCCTCCTATAAAATAGGGCGGATTACGCGCCGCCCCGCGGTTTTATCATGCCGTCGAGAAAGCCACGCCCCCGCTACACTGAACAGAGGCCGAAAAGCTCGCCACCCCGGCCACTTCCGAGCCGACCTGTATATTGGTAAGTTGCGCGGCCGCTGCCGTCCACTTGGCCTTACTTCCCGCCGTGGCCGATGCTATGAATACCACAGCCGCCGCCGCGAGCGTGCCCGCGTTGGATACCTGATCGAGCATGATATTCTGCTGAGCGTCGGTTGACAGGTCGCCCGAGATAGTACCGCTTGCGTTGCGAAGGCCCTGAACCGCCGCCGTGTTGGTATCCCCGAATGCGGTAACGTCATTCGAGCCCACGTCGATAGTGAGTTGCCAATTCTTTATATTGGCTACGGCAGTCCCGGCCCAAGTAACCGAACCTAGAATCCCCTTAAGACTTGTAGTTGCCATGTTCGCCCCTTACGTGGTCGAGTACTTCGCGCCGCCGGAGAGTTGAAAGCTCGCCGAGAATGAAGCCACGCCCGCCACCTCCGAACCCGCGCCGATGTTAGTCAACTGCGCTCCAGTCGCGTACCATTTCGCCTTCCTCCCCGCAACGGTGGATATATAAAGCGAAAGAGTCAGCGCCGCAAGCGTGCCCGTGCTACCTACCTGTTTAAGCAGGGTTTTTTGCGTCGCATCCGTAGAAAGATCGCCCGAGACCTGACAGGAAGCATTGCGAAGCCCCTGGACTGACGTGGTATTGGTATCAGCGAATGACGTTGTATCATTCGAGGCCACGTCAATAGTGAGGCTCCAATTCTTGATATTCCCTATCTTCGTCCCGGCTCCGGCCCCGGATGCGATTGAGCCCCCGAGTCCTGTATAAACCGCCATATTTAACCTCCGGGCCTAGAGCCCGCCCTTTATGTCAGCGATTGCGTTATCGCATGTAATAAGGCCGCCTCGAAGCTGCCAGAGCGTAGCCTGCGCCGCCTCGATTGCCTTCGTTTGATTTTTGATATCGTCGGCAATGCTCGCCTTTCGCGCGAGTATTACCCCGCATAAATCATCATGATCATCATACCCGTAGCGCCATGCTGAGTGCGTGAGCTGCGTTTCTTCAGGTGCCCATACCTTGACCCCTCGCGCATGAGCTACCCCGATGTAATACTTCACGCTCGGACGCTGGCGAATGTACTCCGTCTCGTGCGCCAGGATGATCCCATAGAGCTTAATCTCTTCGTACCCAAGGTACACCCCATACGCGAGCATGTACGAAATGGTACAGAAAAAATCAGCCCCGACCGCCTCGGATACTTCATCTAACGGGAACGATTGGCTAGTAGGGATATCACGCTCGACCCTTTGCATGATTACCGGCTTGCCGCACTCCGCTAGCTTTGCCAATTTCGGAAGGAACTTGTTCCGCTTGTGCATCTCGAAAAGCACGTCGTATCGCGTAACGTCATTCCAGCTATTATCCTCCGTATTCTCTTTCTTGACCCCATTCAGAGACTCGGAGAAAACAGCGCCCGAAATCGCCCATATATCGAAAGACTCGTCATCATACGGAGCATCGGCCTTGCTAGGCGCGCTCCCCACAATGCAAAGCCTTTTTCGCTTACGGGATAACATATTCCACCCGGCAATCAAATTGCCATTGCCAAGAGTTACCGGTCAATTCAATGTCCCGTACCATCGTGCAATCCGTCCTTTTTATCACGATGCCATCATAACTCCCGCCTAAGTGATTTATGATTTTGCGGGCCGCAAGCGCAATAGACTTCCCGCCCTTGGTAGCCGTTACAAAGTCAAATTGCACTCGCGCCTGCCCGGTGTCCACGTTTCCAAAAGCATCCGGCTCGGCGGGATCGGATATCACGTTGTAAAAGCCATACGGTAACGTAGGCGTATCAGGCGCTGAATACGGGTATAGCCCTCCCGTCAAGGTAGCAAGCCACGCCGTAGACGCCCTTAGCGTAACGTCAAGCGCCTGCTCGATTGTGGTGCTAGCCATGATATGCCGCCTGTATCGCCAGCCTTATGATTTTCTTTTGCCGTGCTTCCCTTTTCGCTTTGCTATAGTCAATGGCCGGGCGGAAGTATGGCTGTCTAGGATAGCTCGGCATATCGGCGCGGCCGTATTCGACAGCGCCAGCATATTCAAGCCCCGATCCCACGTATGCGGTAAACGAATCCTTCGGCCATTTCATCCACGCGCTGAATGGGGCCGCAAGTTTACCCGGCGTCCCAGTTTCCATGCCTTCGTTGAATCCGCCTCCGTTTTTGGCTGTCGCCCACATTATGCTATTCTTAAGCTGTCCCTTATCGACAGGTACAAGCTCTTTTGCAAAGCTAGTCAACACGATGCACTCGCCCATTAGGATATTCTCGACGACTTCGGGCGTGAGTATCTTCGAGTAGTCTATGTGGCTAGGAGTAATGGTAACGCCGATCATGTTAGCGTCATCTCCTTATTCTCCGCGCAATAGATTTCTTGGTGATGCCCGGTCTTCTCAGTGAGCGTTTTTATATTCACAATGTCGAAGTTTCGACTGTTCCATTTGACCTTATGCTTGGTTGTTACCGCGTTAGCCGTAGCCATGTCGATTACGATATCCGCCCGCGCCTCGGTCGCCCCGCCGATTTTTGCCCTATCCCCCGAAAGCTCCGTTACGCTCCCCTTGAACGGGCTCCCAGTGATTCCCGTCCAGGTATCATCGAAGGGCCATGTGCTAGCCGCCGCGAAGTTGTACACGTAGATTGACTGCGTGTAGAAGCGCTCAATGCCCATTACTCGCCGCCCTCCGAACCGGAAACTTCATACGGGAAATACGTGCGATTCTCGTTCATGTGCCATTGGATAGTTCCGCGCCCGACGCGGTGATTCTTCCAAGGATGCAGTGAATTGAGGATTTCATCGGGGTATCCTCCGCGCGTAATGCCCCCGGCCGCGCGAGTCTCGGAGTAGTTCCCGAGGCTCATTGAGGCGAGGCCCGCTGAATTGGAGTTGGATAGCTGATACCCTATCATGCGCGAGGCGATCAATTCTAGCGGCTTGGGGAAGTTGCAAAGGTCAACCCGAACCGTATAGCCATCGGTCGATTGAAGCTCGTCAACGATGGCCTCGGTAGTAGTTAGGTAGGTGTCTGCCTGAGCCGCGATGGTGAAGATGCCATCGTTCAGCCGCGAGCCCGAAACGATGATATTCCCACCCGTGGGATAGGCCATCGCAGTAAAACCGCCCGCGGCAATCAGGATTTTATAGGTCGAGCCCGTAACGTCAAAGTAAATGTCATCCGATGAAAAATCGTAATCGTCAGCGATGAACTTATTATTACATTCCTCCACGATATCCGCATAGACAATCGGGATGAGGAGCGAAATGAGCGCGTCCCTAGTCGCGTCGGTATCGGTTATTCTGAGGAAGGCTTTTACGTTCGCTAGGCTTACCATATTTCCCCCTAAGAAAAGCGGGCGGATCAACGCGAAGGGGGAACCAACACGCTAAACCGCCCGCTAGTAATTACGCGAGTCCGCCAGCCACAAGGGGAAGCTCGGCAAATACAAGGGACATCCAGTAAGTATTAACCGAAGCCGCCTGCCCCATGATGGACATAGCATCGCCGGGGCCGAGCGCAACTTCGCCGTTAAACTCATAGTGCGGGGCAACGGGGAGACCGGCCTCAGCCTGGTACATACCGAGGTCCATGAATACCGAGGGAATTGCGGTAAAGGTTACAACGTTATCGGCGAACTTTGCCGAGGCCGTCCTTCCGGCGGCAGGGGTATTACACGTCGGCGCCTTGTTTGTAAACGTCGGGAACGGCGCCCCGGTGGCGGCGGTAGCGCCGCACGCGGACTTGAGCCCGATCAGCACTCCCGTATGGACCGCCGAAGCAACGGCGACGGGATGGAGATTAAGGAAGAGCGGAACAATGAGCTTGCCCGAACCCTCGGGATTCCAGAGTGTCGGCGCGTTCGTGGCCGTTGAGAAAATGATGAGGGCGGCGGCCGCAGTGGGCCGGGCAGTAAAGATATATCCCCGGCGAGCCCATTCGAGATACTTAGGCCCAAAATTAGAGACAAGCTGATTCCCCCAGTTGTCTCCTCCAAGCGTTAGCTCAAGGTCGTCGGCGAACGGCCCACGCTGTCCAGTACGTATCTGATTATCCATACTTCCCCTCCGCGTTATACGCGATGCCCTATGAAGGTAATGATACCGCGCTGATTGGCCCCGTTAGAGCCACCGGCGGCGCCGACCTTGACTACATCGCCAGCGGCAAGGATTCGGTTCGCGGCGGTCGCGGCAGTGGCCCCGCCGATGCTGTACGAAACCAGCCCGTCAGAAGTCGCAGTCAGCGCCGTAAACATAGCATCCGTGCCCTTGGCAATAGTCCACGTGTTCGACGCTTCGCCGACCGTGGTATTGGCTATCACAAAGTCAACGCGCATCGCGCAAGGCGCCGTAAAGGCGGCAAGGGCTGTAGTAGCGTCGTCGGTAACCGCAAACTGTATAAGCATCGGGGCATAGTCGCCGAGGAACTTAACCTCGGTGCCGAGTCCCGCCCGCTGATTCTCGGGGTTTTCTCGGTCGATCCTGTCGGCCGAGTCTTGGCTAAAAACGCTCATGACTGACCCCCCTTAGCCGATAATCATGGCGACATGCTCGCCCTGAACGACCTTGAAGCCCCAGGCAAGGTGCATCTCCCAGGAGCGTTCGCCATACTGGTCAATCTCAAGCATGAGATAGGTCAGTCCGTTGCCGTCGCTAACGGGAATCTGTCGGATAGTGGGATTGGACGGGATGAGCGGAGGCCGCATGATTCCGACGACGGCCGATCGCTCGAAAGCGAGATTCGGGGTATAGCCGGATTCGAGGGTTATCGTTTTTGCGGCGACAGTAGTCTGCAAAAGGCCGGGGCGCCCGATCGTAAACTCGGAGGCAGTACCCGCGACGACCGAGGACGAATTGACTACGTATCGGCCGAGGCTATCAGACTGGAGCGTAACGATATCGCCATCGAGGATCGTCCCCGAACCAGCCGTGGACGTGGTCAGCACCGTCGATCCCTTAGTGAGATTTGAGGCCGCTCCGATAACGTAGCTAGCGCCAGTGCCAGCGGTATGCGCGACGATCCCCGCAGAATCGCGAATCTGGAATCCGTACTGCCGACCGAATACACCCGACCGGCGCTCGGCATCGGAGCCAGCCGCATAATATGCGTTATAGATGTTCAGCTTCTGCATATTGGCTACAGCAGCCGGGGAAAGGACGAGCTGGGGATCGCTCATCGGGCAACCATTGGCTCGGAGGAGCGCACGGGCGTCTACGATAAGGTCCATCGTGGCAGAGAATGGCGTAGTACCGGCAGTACCTACGACGCGCGAGGCGCCGTACTTTACCGCGAGGGCAGCATCGGCCTCGGCCTCATTGCGGAGCGCGCGCATAGCCTGCTTCGCCCACTGGCCTACCCACTCCTGATAATTCCCGCCATTTTCAAGCGAGCGAATCTGCTCGCCATTGAGAACCATGCTGTTTTTCTGGCTCTTCGTAATAGTCACAGAAACCTTAGCCGCAGTAAGGCTAGTGCCTTCCGAAGCCGCGGCGGCCGGAGTAAATCCGGTATTCGACTGCGCGGGCATATACGGGACACCCACGGAATCGCCCTTCGCGACTCCCTTATTGTCGAACGACATATTGATAGCATTAACGACGCCGAACGGCTCGCCGGATACCTCCTGAGCCGCAGAGTACAGAGTAGGCGCAATCGCCGTAAGAACACTCGCCATGATATTTTCCTTTGCGCGTTAGGCGCTTATTCGATTGATCCGCCGCTAGCCATATAGGCCGCCGCTTCCTTCGGCGCAAGCTTGTTAAACTCATCTTGCGCCATTACCTTCGCCGGGTCGCCACTCTTAGGTATCCCGTTATTCCCTAGCTTCAATTTAAGTTTCGCCTCAACGCCCTTGTCTACAGAGTCATGCCAGCGCTTTGCGAACCCATCAACCGCCGCCCCGGTCCTATCTTCGTCCTCGTCGATAAAGCGCTCGATATCGTCTACGGGAACCCCCGCGTCCGCCGCTTTCTTTACCGCAAGGTTTCTAAGGCGCTCTCGCTTCAATTCTGCCTTCTCGGCTTCCCTTTCGGCCTTGAGAGCATCCAACTCAATCCTGAGCGGGTCTTTCTCGGGATTGCGCTTTTTGATCTCGGCCTCGACAAGTCCGGGGAGCTTTTCCTTGGTGAACCGTTCATCATGGGCGACGACCTTTGCGGAAATCTCCGAGTCGAGCGCGCCCTTGAAATACCGGTTGCCCTGAATGTA